ACCAAATTGCAGTCGCAAGAATGCTTACGCTGCGGAAAGGTTTACAACTTGAGATCAAAGGAATGCGCCATTCAGGACGCAGTTGCTACTCGATCATCAAACGAGACTTTGGTCTGACTGGGACACGCGCCCAAGTGCTAGAGAAATTTGAACAACTTATCCCAAACTTTAAGGAGATCACAAATGGAAGTCGTTGAACTACAGATATTCCAGTTTAAGGAGCTGGACGAGCAAGCCAAACAAAAGGCGCGTGAATGGTATAGGCAGGGTATTGAATATCCTTGGTTTGGCGAAGCCAAGGATTCTCTAAAAGCCTTCTGCGATCACTTCAATGTGACTGTAAAAGACTGGAATCTTGGAGATGGCCGAGGCTATGTGAAGACGGACGCAGAACAACGCCACTTCAGAGGGGTCAAACTCTCTGAACAGGACAGGGATGCCATGCCCACAGGTGTGTGGCTTGATGCCGAGCTCTTCCAACACTTCTATCATGAATTTAAACGCACAGGAGATGCCAAAGGCGCGTTTGATGATGCCTTGCACAACTTTGTTCGCGCAGTCGCAAGGGATGTTGATGACTATTATTCTGAAGAATGTATAGCTGACACCATGGAGGCAAACGAATGGACATTTACCAAAGAGGGCAAGTTTTACCCTTATTGGCCTAAATAAACCCGCAGGGATTCGGCTGCGGATGCAGTCCCGATTCTCTGCTCAGTATCGTTGAAGTCCTCACCGGCCTCGCCTACCCAGTAGTGCGGGGCTATTTTCTTGGCAGTCGCTACACCCATTGGGTCATTGTCTGCGATCACCAACGGGTCACGCAGATTCTTGGCTACCTCGACCATATTCCCCGCAGAGAAGCAGACATGGATGGTGTATCTCTCCCGAAGGTGTTTCATTGCCCTTCTGACTGACATTCCAGTCGCAAACCCCTCGCAAAGGATGTTCCGACCCTTGTTGTCGATGACCAGGGACGCGCCTTTTGTGCGCTGACCCGCGAGGAATTTTTTAGTGCCATCCTGAGAGATCAGTTGACATCCAACTAAATTATCCAAAATCCGCATGGGCAAAACCAACAGATCATTCCACACCAGCCCCTTGTCCACGAAACCCTTGCGGATTAGGTAGGGGTGTTGCTCCTTAACTGCGTTATTCAGAATGAATGCGGCCTTGTTTGCTGCCTTGCGCTGGCGGAGCTCATGTTCCGCTTTGGCAGCCAACTTCTTTGCGTGTGCATTGGGATCAGGAACAAAAGGTTCTTCCGATTTGAACAGTATGTGTTTGTCATGGACTGCGAAATTTATAAGTGCCCCCTTGTGGCCATCGAAAATATACGCGCCATTTTGTTTTCTCGGATGGTCTTCAGTCCCCACCCTTACCCAACGATCTAGGATTAGGTCTTTGATCAGCAGACCATGAGCTCTGGCAAAGTCTTGAAAGCTCATTTGTTTGCCTTCGATTTAGCCCAAGCAATGTTCTTTGATTTAATCCATGAACTGGTTTTGTATGAGATGGGCTCGGGGTTTGCAGTCAGGCCTCGAGGGAATGCCCCATATCGTTCCTTGTATTTGTGAGCTGCCCAACCTTCTTTGTATCCACGCATACGCGAGTAATAGATCAGCTCAGAGTAGAACTTTTGATTCTCTGTCAGGAGCTCGCGTTTCGTTGTCTCCAGCTCAGTCAATTCACCCGGCACATTGATGATCTGTTTGACTGGCCTTTCATAGCCACATTCACCACATTCCCGACCCGACCAAACCCACAATGCACCGCAAGCAGGGCACTTTGCGTCCTTCTTTTCCTTCTCTTCGGGCTCTTTCTTCGCAGTTTCAGTACCGTTTTGGAGCTCAGTCACGCCTTCTTCGAACAAAGTGTCCCATTCTTTGCGGAATCTGAGGTAGTTTCCTGAATGATCAAGCCACAAACCATAGTCTTTGCCATCGTAAGGACGCATAATCCGCCCCATTTGTTGCACATGACTGCTAAAAGACTTGGAAAACGGCCTTGCAGACACTCCAATCATCACATCAGGGACGTCAAATCCCCTAGTCAGTATGTCTGTGGCAATTAGTCCGTTGATTTTCGTGTCAGGCCTGCTGAAATCCTCAATTGTTTCAGCTTTGAACTCATCATCTTCCAAATAACTGATGGAAACAAAGTTATAACCAGCCTCATTGAACTGGCGAACCAAGTCCCTGCCGTGCTCAACACCCGAGCAAAACACAACTGTCTTCCTCGGTTTGCCAAACACTTGCATGGTTTTAGTGATCCACTCTTGGACAATGTCACCCGTGATCTGCATACCGCGCTTGGTAGTCTCATCCTGTGACCACTCACCAGCCACCTTCTTTGCACCACTCATGTCGATCTCTTTAGCGATAAAGATCTTTAACGGTGTTAACCACTTGTTCTCAATCAGCTCACCAGTAGGTTTAGCCCCGACCACATTGGTGTAGGTGTCCCCCAGTCCATTGGTGAAAGGTGTGGCGGTCAGGCCAATCACCTTCATCTCTGGTCTGTCTTTGATGAATTGAATAATTTGCTTACGCTGAACGTGACATTCGTCAATGATTAACATGGAGACTTCGGGGAAGTTATCCCGACTCTCCAAAGTTTGTGCGCTGCAGACCTGTATCTTCTCATAAGGACGATACCGCCAATGGTCTGCCTGCATGACGCCATGGTTGATGTTGTAGTTACCGAGGCGGGTGCTGGTCTGGTTAACCAACACAATGCGGTCTAACACCATGGCCACGTTCTTCAGCTCCTTGGCTTGCTCGAGCATGATTGCCATGGCCACCTCGGTCTTTCCAAACCCTGTGGGCGCGTAGAGTAGCTGGCTTCTGTGGCCATCCTTAAAGCCTTGGGCGAGCTTCTCCACGACTTCCGCTTGATGCGGTCTTAATTTGAGCATTTGATTCTCCTACTGGGATACCGCCCAGCTTCGGGTTATTTCTTCTCTGCCTTCTCAGCGCGTTTCTTCCAGTAATTCATCTGCTTGATCATCTCAGCATTCTTATTCTGGAACTCATTTCGTGACTGGGTCATTGTCCTAAGTTGGAACTCAAGGTCTTTGACTTGCTCGCGCAGCTCTTCAATGGTCTGCTGAACTTCTGCTCGAGCTTTCTCAGATACTGGTAGTGATTTGACAGCCAACAAATCTTTGAGTTTTGCGTTCTCTTCAGCCATGGCGGTGTGCTCAATGGCCATCTCATGGAACTTGTCTTCCTCTGTATATTCTGGCTCTGGTGGGGGTGGTGGTGCCATTGGACGGCCTGACTTAGATACATCGACCCTGCGTCCATTCTTGTCAACTGTTGAAGACTTCTCTAAACCCAAAGCCTTACGAACACGGCCTACAGTAGAGATGGACACATCGCACAGCTCGGCAATGACGGCATCAGACGCATCGCCATACTCAATGTCTTCCAAAGCCATCTGAACTACATAACGGCGCTCTTCTGGTGTGCGGGGTTTGCCATGCTTACTGTTGGCTTTTAAGCAAGCCTTGAAAGCATCGCGCTTAGTGCCTTGGTTAACGATGGCCTCAATGGTCAAGAACCCTGCGCGTTTGTGTGCGTGGAATCGGTGGAAGCCATCACTAGGCCAGTAAGACTTGCCGTCAAACCAAAGGTCAATAGGCGGGAACTGGTCTTTGCCCTCAAGCAATACCTCGGTGTAGTGCTGAACTAAGGGCTCGTCAATCTCTTTACGGGGCTGGGTGCCTCCATCTAAGCGGATTAATTGAAGCTTAACTCTTTTGATAATATCTGTGGTCATTGTTTTCCTTTTGTTGATGCTCTTTTTGAGGCTCTGTTTGCCCAGCAGGCAGCGCAGTGCCATTTTGTGTGGCCGAGTTGGATACCACCCTCTGGTGGCTTCATTTCATTGCAGTTATTGCACTCCTTATGTTGATGTACCGGCTGCTTACTGCCGATTGATAATTGTTGTTTGGCAAACCCATTCATTTCTTTCCTTTCCTGTATTTCAAAACTTCTTCTAAGAGTTGTTCCATCTGATCTGCTGCCATTAAATGAAAAGGCGTGATCGGTTTGTGGCTTGCAATCGAACGCATCATGGCAATCGTCTGTCTTGCAGTGGTTTCACTCAAAGGCCTCATCGCTTCATACTCCTTATGTAAACAGCAAAACTGCCTGTAGTGTCTTGCCCAAAGGCCTTCATCTTCTCTATTTCTTTAGCCACTTCTTCCAAGGTGTCGTTGCGTATCTTCTGTGATACCTCATTGATCTGTGACTTAACCATCTGCCGCTTACGCCAGCCCATGGCCTTCTCCCATATATTCAACTCAGGTTCACTCATAGTGTTCTTCTCCCTCTTCAAGACTCTTTGATAGCTTATGGATTCCGGCCTCCTCCAACTGGGCAAACTGATCCTCGGAAATCAAACCAATGACTTCTTTACCCTCAAAGAGTACGCTCTCAACGCTGTGATTGAATGGCCCATCCTCATCCCTCTCGTAAGACATTTTGCAAATGACTGTCTCGCTTGAGCCGCCAGTCTGCGCCTCAAAAAAAAATTCATATTCGCTCATGTGTTCTTCTCCTTTAGTTTTGCTTCAATAGCTCTATAAAAATGACCCCAACCATCCATTGACTCAATCCACTTCTGCCACAACTGATTCTGTTCCTCTTGAGTCAGCCCGACCCAAGGGCGAACATAGTCTTGAATATCGTCATCGTCATCCATTGTTCTTCTCCTTCAGTTTGTCCTCAACCAGCACCTTAAAGATGAATGTATTGAGGTGGTCTGTTTGCCAGTTGGGGAGCTGTTTGATGATTGCCAGAGTCTCTGTGTTGGTCAGGTGCTTCCAACGCCTCTTGGGCTTTCTAGGCTTGAATACGGGCATTCTTGGGTCTGAGAAGAAGTCAACATTGTCAGACCATGCTGCCCAAGTAAACAGCCAGCGCCACATCATGTCTTGGTTCCGGCATCGGAATTGGTACTCTGCCATTCGCAGGCAAGCTTCTTGTCCGGGCTTCATGATTGCCTCGCTTTCATCATGGAATCTGCCATTTCATAACAAGCGGTAGCTAGTTCATCATCACTAACGCTAACTGGAAGGTTTGGGCGGCCAATATATGCTGACATAGCCTTGGCTGCAAAGTAATCCCTGAGTAGCATACCGCCTTCACCGCCTACAGCTGTGACACGCGCTTCATCATTGATGCTGAATGTGGGTGTTGGGAATGCTTTCATGTTATCTCCTCAGTGTGCGGGTTCTTTAACGCCCGCGCATAAAAGTGAGCGCGTTCGTAGGCGTTGTCGCCATGAAATGAGTCTTCAATTTTCCAATGGAAGTTATACCAAGGCTTGCTTTCTACAACCCAATACTCACGGGCATCAAAGCGTAGTCGTACTCTCATGCTTGTCCCCTTGCTCGGATGGCGGTAGCGCAAGCATCAGCAACGGCCATATCTTCATCATTAAATGCTTCTCGTTGGTCAAAAGTTTCACACACCTTTGCACACTCCTCACGTTCTTGCTCAATAACCTCGCGAACCAAAGCAATCAAGTGTGGCGTTGATACAGTCCACGTTGTGTAGTGCTTGTTCTCTTGCACCACCCTGTGTAGCGTTTCCAGAACTTCATCTTGGGTCATACGCGACTCCAGAACACAATGATCCCAGCAATGATCACAATGAAGAAGATCGCAAACACCGGCCAGAACGGCTGCTTACCATATGGCCCACTGATGGGATCACTATCGCAGTTGAACGCTTCGTGCATAGTGCGTGGGAAACGCTTTGTTGTATCATTTTCCATATTACCTCCTGTGTTAATAATATAACTCATGAATTACCGATGAGTCAACTGTTATGTCACCAAGCCTAGTCCCTCTTACCCGTTGACCCTCCCTCCCCCACTGGGTAGGCGTAAAGGATCAGCGTCTCTTTATCAAGGAGCTTTGCCCAGTTGTTAAGTGAGCTACCGGCCAGCCAAGCCGCCCTCCCCTGAGATCCCGATAAGGTCAGTTTGCACCATCCTTAACGATCAACTCCCAGCGTACTAGGGTATGTGTCTTTACGACATCCTTGTTTATTCCGTTCGATTGCTCTACTAGGAGGCGCGGGTCACGCCGAGGTTCTGTGTTTCTTGAGTTCAGCCCATACAGGCCATTAGCTAACGCGCTCTGACGGCTGCGTAGTGGGGTGGAACTAGGACTGCTCACATGAAGCAGTGTTTTTTAGCGTTTCGTCCGCATATTTTAGGAAGCAACGGCGCTAACCCGTTACACAATCCTAGTTCCGAAACAAAAAAGCCACTTACAACTGCCCCGTCGTGGTACCCCTTAACGGGGCGAGGCAGATGTAAATGGCTTTCAAGTATTGCCCACGACGACAACAACCCGTTTATATCAAAGATATTTGCGTTGTGCAATACCCTACGAAAAAAAAGTTTTCCATATTATCACTGCTAATATGAAAAAAACCCCCGAGTGTTTAGTTCGGGGATTAAAGTAAACCTCAACAAAGGAGTGGCAACTGCAGTCACCGGAATTTATTCTACATCAATCTCCATAAAGTGCAATGAATGCTGCATCTGCATACGCTTGGCCGGCACCCTTCCAGTCTAATGAGCGCCAGCTTGGCCACTTCTGGATGGCTAATGTCCGTGCAGAATCTTTGGCCATATTGATTAACCCCGCTTTTTTCTTCCACGACTGAGGCGTTACCATAGTTACAGGGATTTCAAACGCACCCAGCACACCTTGGATCACGCCGGCTGAGTGACCAAATGAGAACATCGAGGCAACACCTTGGCCGGGCATACTGCTCACCAGCTCAACATACGCTTGGATTTTTTCATCCTTGTACAAATGCATCTTAATGATTGTGGCCAGCGCTGCCGCATTTACCCTGTTAGCAGCACCAATCTTCATTGTTGGCATCTTATGCCACTCAATAGGAGATCCATCACGCATAAAAACTATGGCGCCAGACAGTCCGGGGTCTATTCCAATCTTTATCATAAATTTCTTTCAAAAGGTATTGCAAGACATGAAAGTATGTGGGTACAATGTGTTGCCGATTGTAACTGATCCATTGAATTTATACAACGTGGTTCGGTCGGGCACGGCCAGCAAAGGCTGGGCCAGCCTTGGACAGGCGGGGAGGGGCAAGGGCTGACAACAGCCGATTGAACATTCTTACGAGTGTTCCTTCGAGTGTTTGGCATGGGCGGTTGGGCCCGGTGTGGCACGGCGTAGAAAGGTAAGGACGGGTCGGGCATGGAACTGGAAACAGTCGATAGGGTATTGGCAACAGTACCACTTCGAGTGTTATTAGGGCTAGCTTTGGCACTGCAAGGAGCAGCATGGACGGGTCAGGTTAGGCACGGTCGGGAAAGGCTCGACACGGCGAGGAGAGGCGGGGTCTGGCAAGGGCTAATGTAGCGGCTATGGGATTGGTAACAGTCTCATGGTCGATGCAAACTGTGCATCAAACAACAAAGGAACTAAAAATGAAATCTATACCTGTAAAAATCACGGGGTCAGCTGCTTTACTCATGCACTCTGATCGTTTTGCAAACCCGCTAGACCCAATGGCAAAGGCCCATAAAGAGCTGACTGGCAAACGCAAGAAAACAGACGATGACCACATCGCCATTGCCAAGAGCGAGTTTATTGGAGGCTGTTACTGGAATGAAGACACTGGTTTCTTTATCCCAGCTCAGAACCTTGACTCATGCTTGATTGCGGCGGCCAAGCTCCAAAAACTTGGCGTTAAGTTTAAGCAAGGCGTTCAAGTATTGGAAGATGAGCTGCCAATTGATGGCCTCAAGAACATGACGCCAGAGAAACTCTGGGAAAACCCAAAGAATGTGGATGCCCGTGGCGTTAAGGTTGGCATGGCCAAGATAATGCGATACCGCCCCATTTTCCGCAGCTGGTCACTCTCTGCAACTGTGATGGTCAACGAAGACGTAGTCAACATTAACGAAGTTAAAAAGGCTTTGGTTGATGCTGGCGCCTTGATCGGTCTGGGTGACTACCGCCCACGTTTTGGACGTTTCAATGTGGAGTTCGCATGAGTGACGAGAACCCAAAACTATTCCCAGCTTGGAAGCAAGCGGTCAGAACCCTGCTGGATAGCGGCCTGACATATGGCAGCGTACTCAAACGCAGCTACATTTCTGAGTTATGCGAAGTACCCAAGCCTACAGACATTAACGATGTACGCCGGTACGACCTTGAAGTGCTGCGCTGCATTACCGAGATCAAAGACATTCTGCTTACAGCTCACTGTATGTTGATGGTCAGCGATCACGCCGGCAACTACATCATTATCGAGCCCGAATCCCAAACCCAACACGCCGTTGATGTAGGGGTGAAAGCCATTGGCCGAGAGATGAAGCGCATGGCCATGGGCGTGAGCTTTACCAAGACCGAGCTACTGACAGACGAGGGCCGCAAGAGAAATGCGGATGCCCAAGCAAAGATCTCAAAGCTGGCCGGAATGCTAACGATTGAAAAACGTGAGCTTCAGCAAATTGCAGACAGGAGCCAGCCATGATCATCACAAACAAATACAACTTACCGCAGACCTTCGTGAACATCATGAAGCGGCCCACCTACTCCAAGGGTAAGGCCAACATCTCAGCCACCGAGCTGATCAACTCACCACGCATTGTCCAGCTACGCAAGCTACACGAAGACAAGATTGAGACTGACGTTACAGAGATGGTCTGGTCTATCTTTGGCACGGCCATCCATGGCGTCCTTGAGCATGGCAAGGATGAGAACCACTTGATTGAAGAACGCCTACACGCAAAATTAGACGGCTGGTCTATCTCTGGAGCTATCGACTTACAGATCGTCAACGAAGACGGCACTCTGACAATCAACGATTACAAGACTACAGGCGCTTGGTCTGTCATGAATGAGAAGATTGACTGGGAGTATCAGCTCAACATCTACGCTTGGCTAGTGGAAAAAGTTAAGGGCACCAAGGTTTCCAAGCTAGAGATCGTGGCTATCATCAGGGACTGGTCAAGGCGTGACGCAGCTCTCAAGCCAGCCTATCCCGATGCACCCATCAAGGTTATCCCCGTCCAGCTCTGGCCGATGGAAGACCGCGAAGCCTTCATTCAGGAACGAATCAAAGAACACTCCAATGCTTTATTTGACTTGGAGA